GGATAGCGGCACTGAAGGTTTGAACGTGTTTGTTTCGGGCTCAAATTTCTTCTTTCGGCCACAGACTGTAGGTGGAACAACCAACGATCTGTACCAGACTTCAGTTGTAGATACATCTTTCCACACGATTGTTTGCCGCAGAGTATCTAGCACATTGGGTTCAGAGTATGACGGTTCGGCGTTCACAAACGATAGTGGCTCAAGAGTCAACGATGGCAACTTGAACAACGACGCCAACTTTCATATTGGTTCAAGTTCCACAGGTGGACTTGATGCGGACATGGATCTTGCCGAAGCGTTGATTGCTGTTGGCACTTTGACCGATGACAACTTGCAAAGAATCACAGGCTACTTTGCCCACAAATACGCAATCACTGGCAACTTGCCTAGTGATCATCCATACAAATCTGCAAGCCCAAAGATAACACCGTTTAGGGCTTTCTCATCTGGTCTAGTTGATGGAGGCTTGATAACGACATGAGCAACTTTGGTGATATCCAACAAGGCGATTCTGTAAACGCCTTTTTCTCAACGTCCAGCCAAGCCGGTGCTGCTGCAACCATCACCAGCGGATCGGTCGTGATCTACAAGGACGGCACAACGTCAAACTCGACATCGGGTGCAACGCTCACCGTTGATGTGAACTCGTTGACCGGCTTTCACCGGGTGACGATCACGACCAGCAGTGACGCATCGTTCTACTCGGTTGGTTCGACGTTCTCGGTTGTTGTGGCTGGCACGGTTGACTCGCAATCGGTCAGGGCTGTCATCGGCACGTTCTCGGTGCAAGCCCGTACAAGTGCAGGCGGCAGAGTGATCAGCCAGAACCTTGGACTGATCGAGCAAGCCGAAGCAACCACGGTGGCAATCGGCCCGTTGCTTGATCCAACCAGCGGCGAGCCTGTGACCACATTGACGCCGGGTGACATCACTGCACGCCTCATCAAGGGCGTGACCAGCAGTACCCTGACCTTGACGGCCAGTGGTGGCAGCAACGACTTCGTGCATGTCGCCAACGGTATCTTCTCACTTGAACTGACCAGTGCCAACACGAACCACATGGGACAGTTCAGCATCAGCCTTGTCGATGCGAACGTGTTTGTGCCGGTCTTGGCTTCGGGCGTTGCCATGCGAACCCAAGCCTACGAGTCACTTGTGCTTGATGATGACACGCTCAACGTAGATGTCACGCAGGTCGGCAACTCGAACGTCACATCATCAAGCGGCGTGCTTGAGGTCAACACCAAGCAGATCAACGGTGACGCCTCTGCGGCTGCGGCCCTTGACGCTGCGATTGACAACAGCAACAACGTCGTGGCTGTGAATGTCACACGGATCGCCGACAGCACCACCAGTGCAAACAACCTGTCTGACTACACCGACGGCACAAGCAATCAGCCAGTTGATTCGGTCAAGATCAGTGGCGACAGTGCTGCGGCTGACAGGCTTGAGGCGATGATGGACGCATGCCCGATCGGGACCGTGGACAACACATCATTCACGCCGACCACCACGGCTTTTGAAACCAATATCTCAGAGGCTACGGCTGACCACTTCAACGACCGCATCTGCTTGTTCGTCACTGGCAACCTTGCCGGGCAGCAGAAGGCTGTGACTGATTACGTTCTCAGCGGCGGGCGTGGCAAGTTCACGGTCAACGCTCTCACTGAGGCCCCGGCGAACGGTGACACGTTCATTCTTGTCTGATGGTTCTACCCGTACTTGACAACCGGAACAGCAACGCAGCGGCAGCGACCGGCAAGGCTGTCACGTTGTGGCAAGGCACAGACAACTCGTACACCGACAGCAACAACTGGAGCAACGGTGTACCGGCTGCTGGTGGCTTCGTCTACTTCGCAGGCAACAATCAGGACGTTGGCAACAGCAACCAGAAGGCTGTGAACTTGCGTGAGTTCCGGGTGGCTGATTCGTACGGTGGCACGCTTGGCGGCGGCAGTTTGCAGATCAGTGCGACAACAATGGTGCTGGCATCGAGCCGTTGTGCCATCGGCATACGCCCGTTCGTTGAGGATCTGCACATCGTTGCCATGCCGCGTGATATGACTATTGCAGCAGGACGCATCAATCGGCTGCACATCCATACCACCACCGGCGTGCTGACCATAAACCGTGGAACGATCAACGAACTGGTTGTCTCGCCCGGTTCAAGCCAAGTGGCCATTGGTGCAAACGTCAGCACAGACAACCCGCTAGCAAGTGCAGCAGGGCCGTTTGACGTACGGCTTGGACGCGGTAGCCGTGCAACGTCAGCAGCCAACATGAACACCGTAAACGCCTCTGGTGTGTTCGAGTCAAGTGCAACGATTGCCAACGCCAGTGCCAATGGTCGTGTTGGTCAACTTGCATCTTCGGGTTCTGTGATCACCACGCTGACGCTCAACGGTGGGGAACTGCTGCTCAAAGATTCTGATGACAACGCCACGCTGACCATCGGGAACGGCACGATCAACGGCGGTCGTATCTCAAGCGGTGACAGCAACCGGCGCGTGACCAACACCAACCCGATGAAGGTGCAAGGCGAGATCCAAGTGCGACTGCTGAGCGGGCAAACGGTGACGCTTGCATGACCTGCCCGAAGTGCGAGCAGCGAGCCAAGGACGAGCGGCAAGCCCTGAGTCACTGCGAGAAGCAGCAGCAGCAAGCAGTCAAGGTCAACCAACGCATGGCGATTGCTGTGGCTGTGCTGTCAACCCTGATCGGCAAGGAAGCCTTTGACCGCTTCACGCAAGTCACTGAGGTTGTGAACACGCTGCAAGTTGGTGACGCTGGCAGGGCTGACGATGAGTTGATCTATCCGACCATTGCTGCTAGTACTCCACAAGTACCAAGGCCAAGGCTCAGCACAAGCATGCCTGACTTGGGCTTCACGGTGTCACGGTCTGTGCTGACTGATATACCCGGCAGCATCTTGCCACCGTTCGAGCCAGAGATCAGCCCGACACTCTTGTTGACAGGCTTTCTGCCCGATCCACCAGACAGGTTTGTGCCGTTCGCCGGGCCGATGCTGTTGTTCGGTTTGGCTATGGTAAGACCAAGGAGAAGGAAGTAATGCCCGCACCACTTGATCTTGACGTTGAGCAACTACGCAAACTGGCGTCGATGCAGTTGACGTATGAAGAGATTGCCGGATTCTTCGGTTGCTCTCGATCCTCGTTGTATGCCCGTGAGGACTACCGCGAAATCATCGAGCAAGCAAGGGACACGGGCAAGGGTTCGCTGCGTCGTGAGATGTGGAGTTCAGCGATGGACGGCGACCGGCAGATGATGGTGTGGCTGAGCAAGCAGTACCTTGGCATGCGTGAGAAGACCGAACACAGCGGCGAAGGGCTGCGGCCTCTGACCATCGAGTTTGCCGAAGCAACGCCACCAGAGAAGCCAGATGAAGTTTGACCTGCTGCCCGCACAACTTGACTTCATCAGAGCGCGAGAGCGTGAGGTGCTGTATTCAGGTGCGTTTGGTGCAGGCAAGACGCGGGCGTTGTGCATGAAGTTGGTGGCTCGCTTGGTTGGCAGACCGGGCGCGCGTGAGGGCTTGGCACGAAAGCACCTTGTCAGCCTGAAAGCCACGACGCTTCGCACGCTGCTTGAGCAAGACGGCAACTTGCCACCCGTCCTGCCGCGTGGCACATACGAACACAACAAGAGCGAGCGTGTGATTCGCCTGCTTGGTGGCGGCACCATTTACTACTTCGGCCTTGATGACTACGAGAAGATGGGGTCTTTGAACCTGTCTGGCTGTGCAGTTGATGAAGCCGTTGAGTTGGTCGAAGGCGACTGGACGATGCTGCGTGGTCGCATCCGTCTTGAACTGGATGACCTTGCCATGCAGTTGTATGGAGCCTGCAACCCCGGTGCGCCGTCGCACTTCTTGGCTGTACGCTTTGGGCTTGCCGGTGGGCATCAGGTGGCTGACAACTGCCGAGCGATCCAGACCAGAAGCCCTGACAACTTCTTTCTGCCGCAAGCCTATCTTGATGACTTGATGAGCCTCGAGGGGGTAGCGTTTGAGCGATACGTTGAAGGCAAGTGGCGTGGTGGCGAGGGCTTGGTGTATGACCGTTTTGATCGGTCTGTGCATGTTCGGCAACGCACCGAAGAGTGGCGGCGAATCATCGTGGGCCAAGACGAAGGCTACACCAACCCGGCGGCACTTCTGGTTGTGGGCGAAGATGGCGACGGTCGACTGCACATCCTCGAAGAGTTCTATAAGTCGCAGATGCTTGAAGTGGATGTGATCGCAACCGCCAAGGACATCGCCAGCCGGTACAAGATCGAGTCCTTTGTGCTTGATCCGTCAGCCGCCAAGTTGAAGGCTGCAATGCACCAATCCAACCTTGATGTGGCATCGGCTGACAACAGCGTCTTTCCGGGCATCCAGAAGGTGCAGCAGCGTCTTGCCCGTGCTGGCGACGGTCAGCCACGCTTGACTGTTGACCCAAAGTGCGAGAACACCATCCGCGAGTTTGAATCCTACGAGTGGCTTGGTGGCTCAAGTGGATACAAGGATGCACCGAAGAAGGAGATGGATCACGCGATGGATGCATTGCGATATGCCGTGGTTCATTTCGATGGCAGCCGTGTCGAGCCACGGGTGCGCGTAGCGGATAAGCCCGCAACTGGTGACAGGTTTGCCAACGATGAACGAATGTGGAGATCGCTCTAATGCTTGAAGGTTTCAAATCCGCTCTTGGGTTCAAGGCCAAGCAAGACCGCCTTGACTACGTCCGATCTACCATCAAGCCGGAAGCCAACTATGGCATGACCAAGTCAACGCAGGAGCAGGCTGCTTCCTTGCGTCTGATGACGGGATACGTCTATGCGGCTGTGATGATGAACGCTCGCAGCATCGCCGCACAGCCCTTGCGCCTGTATGCGTCTGTTGAAGCACGCGGCACGAAGCAGTTCCCAACCAAGTCGGTCAGCAAGAGCGTGCAGCGGTATCTCAAGGGCGACGGCTCGATGCGTCCTGCGAAGTCCGCCATGCTTGGATCGAACACCGGCGGTGACGTTGTTGAAATCTATGACCACCCAATCCTTGACCTGCTGAACAAGGTGTCACCGTTCTACGACGGGTACAACTTCAACATCCTTCGCAAGACGTTCTTGCAGGTGACTGGCAACGAGTACTTGCACCCGATCATGGGGCCGATGGGCTACCCGGTTGAAGTCTGGGTGATGCCGTCGCAGTACGTCAAGATCAAGCCAACCCGTGACGAGCGACTGATTGAAGGCTACGAGTACGGGCAGCAACCAAACAACGCCTTCTTTGCACCTGACGAAGTGCTGCACAACCGCGTGCCTGATCCAAACGATCCGCTGTACGGTCGTGGCTGGGTTGCCGCTGCGTCTGACGCGGCTGGCTTGTTGCAGTCAATGGACGGGTACGAAAAGCACCTGTTTGCGAATCAGGCCCGACCTGATTGGGGCATCTTCCTCAAAGAGACGCTCAACGAAACGCAGTGGAACCGCATGATTGCGTACCTCGATCAGAACCTTCGAGGCAACCGCAACAGCGGTCGGCCTTACATCTTTGAGGGTGGATCAGACGCACGACCGTTGCAGTTCAGCCCGCGTGACTTGTCGTTCAGTGAAGGCGAGAACCGCAAGGTTGAAGTCATCGCTGCTGTGTCCGGCGTGCCTGTCACCTTGCTCAAGGCCAACGATCCAAACCTTGCATCGGCACAGGTTGGCTTTGCGTCCTACATGCGTGACACCATCCACCCGTATCTGGTGGCTGATGCAGAGTTCCTGAATCAATCGCTGCTGCCGCTGTTTGGTGGACTGGCTGAAGGTCTGTTCTTGGCCTACGACAACCCGGTGCAAGAAGACGAGCAACTGATATCGGGCATCATGCAGTCACAGGTTGCGTCGGGTATTCGAAGCATCAACGAGGCACGCTCTGAACTTGGGCTTGACCCTTCGGACGATGGCGACGAACTGCGTGTCAATGGCGTTCCTCTTGACGTTCTTGGGCAGCCAGCCTTGTCGCCTTTGGGTGGCATTGGCTTGCCGCCGTTGCCTGCTTCTGAACCAGCATCAGAAGAAGTAGAAGAAGCAGAAGAAGACGTTGGAGCAACAGCAGCCGAAGTGGCCGTTGATACAGGCATGACCGCAGCACAAGACGCAGCATTGAACGGTGCGCAAATTCAACAGTTGCTTGCCATCGCAGACAAGGTGAACTTGGGCGAACTGACTGCTTCAGCAGGGTACGCCATTGCTCTTGCAGCGTTCCCCGGTATCCCCAACGAACGGCTTGCTGATATCTTTGACCTGACCGAAGCCAAGGGCTTCAAGTCTGATGTCATACGGGTTGGTTCATTCGTTGAGTGGCGAACCGAAAAAGGCAAGTACGTCGGCAAGGTTCGACGCATGAAAGAGAGCGGAACAGAACCCGGCACAGTCGGCGATGGTGAAGCCACAGCCGAAGACCCGATTGCCTTTGTGCAGGTTTACATCCGCAACGAAGACGGCACGTTCACGCCGTCTGATCGTGAAGCACCCGTCAAGGTGTCACGACTGACACGGACTGAGGAGCCGCCAGCAAGTAAGGGCATCAAGGCCGTCAGCGAAGACGTACGCGAGACACTCAAAGAGAAGGCCGAAGAACACAACGAAGAAGTGGGCGATGCCAAGAGCAAGCGAACCAACACCCGCACGTTGGTTGCTGTCTTCGAGCGTGGCATTGGTGCGTACCGTCAGAACCCATCGTCAGTGCGGCCCACCGTGGCTGGTGCTGAGCAGTGGGCGTACGCTCGTGTCAACGGATTCTTGCACGCACTCAAGACCGGCAAGTTCAAGCGCAAGCCGTACGACACTGACTTGCTGCCCGAAGGCCACCCGCTTTCGAGCAAAGAGAAGGGCGACAAGGCTGCACTTGAGAACTTCCCTGACGTATACACCACGCCAGAGGAAGCCGAAAGCCGTGCGTTGGTGCTTGGCTGCGATGGCATCCACGAACATCCCGGCGATGCGTATGGCTTTGACGGCGTGATCTACATGCCATGCTCGTCGCACCGTGACTACGAAGCAGCCATAAAAGACCAGCAGAAGAAGTACGAAGACATTGACTTCACGCCGCCTGCTGACGTTCAGGAAGAAGCACAGCGCGGCTTGGACTGGCGTGCCGAGCATGGACGCGGTGGTACTGAGGTCGGCGTGGCCCGTGCGCGTGACCTCAGCAACGGCGTGTCTGTCTCGCCTGAGACAATCAACCGCATGGTCAACTTCTTCAGCCGTCATGAAGTGGACAAGCAAGGCGAAGGCTTTGACCGTGGCGAAGAAGGCTACCCGTCAGCCGGTCGCATTGCGTGGTCGTTGTGGGGAGGCGATGCCGGGCAACGGTGGGCCAACTCGATTCGTGATCGCATGCTTGCCGAAGACGAGCGTGGCGAGAAGGTGACGCGGAGAGAAGGAGAGAGCCTAGACAACTGCTTGACTCGTGGCATCGAGGTGCTGATGGCTGAAGGCTACGAGCGTGACCAAGCGGTTGCGATTGCGTACCGTCAGTGTGGCACAGCCACCAAGCGTGCGGTTGCCTTCCTCACCGGGCTTGAACCGGAAATGCAGAAGAAGGCGTTTGACGGACCAAGCAAAGAAGACTGGCCTGACCGAACCAAGGACGCCCGCAAAGCCATCGAAGACGTAGAGGACTACGAGCCAGAACCGGCAAGCGATGACATCCGAGCAGGCGAACCAGCCAACCCGGCACGCCGTATCCAGACCAATTTGGTGCGGGTACTTGACGAGCAGAAGCGTGAGATCATCAACGCCCTACTTGGTGCGAAGGGCGGCAAGAAGCAGTTTGGCCCGCAAGACCTGATGCGATTGCTGACCGCTATGGGAGCCTTCGAGGTGCAGTATCAAGAAGCGGTTGCCGGGCCGATGGCTGAGGCGACCGCATCGGGCAGCACCTTCGGCACGAACGAGGTTGGCGTGTCTGGTGCGTTCGATGTGACCAATCCGCGTGTGGCTGAGTTTGCTGCAACGTACTCACAGCAGTTTGCCAGTGAGGCTGCTGCGGCATCCTTGCGACGAGCGCGGACGGTGATTGCACGCGGTTTGGAGCAAGGCCAAAGCGCACAGCAGATTGCAGACCAGATCAGCGTTGACTATGCGTTCAGCCCTGAGCGAGCGACCGTGGTGGCACGAACCGAGACTGCCCGTGCGTTCGTGGAAGGCGAGCGGCTTGGGTGGGAAGAGTCCGGCGTGGTGCGTGGCAAGCAGTGGCAACTCGCCGCAGGTGCTTGCCCGTTCTGCCGGATGACAGCAAGAAAGTCCAAAAGTCGTGTTTATAAACTCAACGAACCCTTTTGGAAGAACGGTGACACTATCTCTGCTGGAGGTGGCACGTATTCCGTCCGATATGGCGATGTGCAAGGTGCGCCACTTCACCCAAACTGCCGGTGTGACATCCTGCCCGTGCTTGGAGATTCTGACTGATGAACGAACTGAACCCAACCGAATACGGGTTGAAGTCTGATGTGCCAACCGTCTGGCGTGAACTGTCGATCAAGAACATCGAGATTGACCAGCCCAAGCGCAGCGTGCTTGCGTACATCACCACAGACCGAGTGGACGAAGAAGGCGAAGTTGTCGTGCCTGAAGGCATCGACTTCTCACGCTTCAAGAAGACTGGCACGGTGTTCTACAACCACGACTACGCAGCACCGTGCGGAGTCTGCACCAGCATCAAGCACACTGACCGTGGCATCATGGCGGTCACGCAGTTTCCTGAGCGGCCTGAAGGCTACGAAGGCAAGTGGCTGCCTGATGAGGTGTTCGCCATGTTCGCCTCTGATCCGCCGATTGTGAAGGCGTTTAGCATCGGGTTTGCGTACACCCAAGTACGCCAGCCCACCAAGAAAGACTTTGACCGATACGGTCGTGATGACATCAAGCGAATCGT